GCAACCGCCGGTATCTGGATAAAACTGAATCTGTGTAATTTCAGTATCTTCAACACCCAGCTTTGTAGTACCGTCAACGTTGCTCAGTTCCGGATTCTTTGCCTGAGCAATGCGGAACGCTTTTGCATAACGGAACATTCTCTTGACCAGAAGAGAATACTTTTCTTTCTGAAACAAGAATGTAACTGTAAACTCTGAACGGTCGGAAAATCCGTTTATAAACTCTTCATCCGGCTGTTGTGTCTCCGGAAGAATCGAAACGATCACACCGGCTTCATATCGCGACAAATCAACCGTACCAAAAACAATGTTTTTCTCTGCAATCTGTGAAAGTGTTACACCTTCACTTGCAAGCCCCGAAAGCTCTGCGTTTACATCTTCCAGAATAAACTTTTTAATAGCTTCTGCTATCTGCTCCATATATTACCCCCAGTATTTTTCGAGCTCTTTATCAATCATTTTCTGAACATCGTCCATGTAAGCACCGCTTTCTGCATACTGCTGACCGGCCTGAACAAAACCACGCGGCGTAATATGCCAGCTCTTAGCCCGTTTTGTCGGGCCATCGTGTCCGTAGCTAAGGGTCATTGCTTTCGGAAAGATTGTGCGATCTTTACCAATCAATGCCTTCGGATACACGTTCGCCTGGCTGCCGTCTTTTTTTACCTTGTACACATAAGCCTTCAAAAGTTCGCCCGTGCGCTTCTGCAAATCGCTTGTGTTTATAGCTGCCTTGATGCGCTTTGCAGTTCCCCTTGCCGCAATTCTTAAAACGCTCTTCTGGATAGCCGGAAGGCTTTTTGATGTTCCTGCAAGGGCCTGCTGTACTTCTTCAATATCAACAGAAGCGTTAATTATCTGATTCGCCATAAACCAAGCCCTCTACAGTCCGCGCCCAGAGCTCCCATTCCTGAACAAGATACTCATAATAAATTATTGTCATAGCGTAATCGCGGAGCGTTTCGGGTGCCTTAAGCTCCGAGCGTTCCGGCTGCGGCGGAAGTGTGATTTCTGCCTTCGGCTTACTTACGCACCCTGTTATTGTTAGAATTGATAACAGCAGCAACAATATCTGCAATTTCTTCATCTGTCTTTGCCTCCTGTAGAGCAGATTCTGTTTCTTTCTGGTCGTGTTTGATTTCTGCAAGCTCTTCTGCATGCTGTACAAGCTGCGCAATGTTCTTTTTAAGACTTGCAATTTCATTTTCGTATTTGATGCGGTCGGCCTTCGCTTTCTGCATGTTTTTAATGCTGACATATACAACCCCCGCAAGCATTGCGATTAAAGCTATAATCACAAGATAAAGTGTTAATGTATTCATCTTCTAACCCTCATCTTTTGTTTCAGTCTCGGTATGTGAGCCTATAGCATCACCGATTGCAAAAGCTGCCTTCTGGCCCGCATTAACACCCAGATACATCATAGAAATTGCGAAGAACCAGCTGAGAACCTTTTCAATGAGTCCTGTCATTGATTCTGTGATTTCATGTGTAATAATCATTACTGCAGTACAGAAAATCATCACAAGAATTGTAATAATGAGCCATACAATCCATACTAAGAACTTACGGCTCTTAAGTTTTTCATCCATCTTAAATCCTCCGTTAATAAGGTCATAACAAAAAAGCCCCGCAAAATGCGGAGCCTTTATTTAATCTGACAAATCGACACTATTTATTTTTAGTATCTTTTGCCCGAAGCATTGACTTAATGAACAAAATCAAAACGCCAATTGCTTCGATGATTCCGAAAATCAGAGTCGGAATTTTTGCAACATTACCGGCATCAACGCCGCCAAGAATCAAAACCGCTGTACCTACAGCAACCATTATCCAGGCAATTACCTGTACCCAGATGTTTTTAAAGAAATTTTTCATTTCTTCCTCCTTGCTATTTAAGCTTGATAATCCGCGCCGTTGTCGGCCGGCCCTTATCTACACAGTTTGATTGTTTGAGCGGATTGAAAGCTATCATTCCACGCTCAACGCCTACCCAGTGCCCGTTTCCTTTATAGTCATAACGCACCGGAGTTCTATCTTTAATTGATAGAATGTCTTTGATGTCTTTGAACTGAACCGAAATTTCACGGCCCGTCAGGAACTTTACAGCCTCAGCCCAGTGAACAGTGCAATCCTTTTCAATTACTCCGGCGTTTATCATGTCGTTTACAAGCTCGATGGCTTCCAGATCATCGGGCTCTATTCCAAGACACCAGAGCAGCACAAAAGCACAGCATCCGTATTTTCCGATTGTTTCAAGCCTTTCCGGCGAAACTCTGGAATAGAAATCTTTGCAAATAGTCTGCGGATTCTTCATTTCAAACCTACCTTAATAAGAACAAAGGCAACCAGCCCCGAAACAACAGCCGAAATAAGAGGATTCAGCCAGCGTTCAATATTTTTCTTCTGATTGTTTTTAAGGTCTTTAATACAAGCCTCGACAGCATTCATTCTGAAGTCTAAAGCCTGCTGCTGAAGCTGTAAATTAAGAACCTGATCTATTTTTTGCTCAATCTGTGTAAGTCGGTATTCCACTAAACTCTCTTCTTTTTTTTCATCTGCCATAGAACACCTCCCTAAAAAATACGCTTATACTGCGCTATCTGTTTAAGAAAGCGGTCTGCTGTAAAATTATTGAATACACGGGAACCTGTATCGGCAAAGCTTGTAGAACTTACCGCAAGATTTCCGCCCGCACTTTCCCACAAGAGGGAAGCAATCTGAAGCGCCGTTGTCTTGATGATGTCCGGCACAGTTGCAAATCCGGCTGTAAAAGTAATTGTATAGCGCACACCTTTTTGAAAAACGGAGTTGTCAACAAAACAGATGTAATTTCCATTTTCAACTTCGATTTCGTTCGGGTTATGCTCCGCGCCATCTACAAAAAACGCAGTTATGGCAGAAACCGGCATTGCACAAAGCGCCGCCAGTGCTCCATTATCACCTTTGACAACCTGAGTGTATGTCTGCTGCTCCGGATCATATCCAAGATAATCACGCACCATTTCCATTGCAGAATTGCAATAGTCAGCCGGCTTTGTGTCGCCTTCCTCTACGTGCTTATCCTGGAACTTCTGCAGCATTTCACTTGTAATAAAAGTCATAGGCTTTATTCCTCGATAATTTTACATTTACCGATTTCGGCAAGGGCCTTTGCATCTGCAAGCGGAATTTCGCCTGTATCTCCGGCGTCAAAAGTTCCGTATGATGCACAGATTAAGCCCAGAAAGCGAACTTTTACATTCTTGTAATATTCGCCGGCTGGAACAACCGGAGCCTTTGCCTTTACTGCCTCTGCAGTTTCCTTTACAGCTTCAATATCAGCTGTTTCGACAGCCTTTGCAGTTGTATTATTCTTCGCCATCTTCCTTTTCCTCCACATCTTCCTTTTCAACAGCTTTTACAGCTGCAGTTTTCTTTTTCATCCCATAATTGAGATTTTCAACCATACCGTCCCATTCAAGCCTCATGCCAAGGGCGGCAAGATATCCGATAACAAAAGCAAGAGCTGGGCGTTCTTCAATATATTCTGCCTTAGCGTTCATCGGTGCGCCGACAATAGAAACTTCTTTATAGCCGGATAACCAGGCATAAATCAGAAGCGCACTGACGGAATTATTTACCGGCAAGCCCATCTCATACACTGAATCAGGAAGCTCATAGGTTGTGTTTTCGTATTTAGTCTTGATTCCGTGTAACTCAAAATACCTGTCAGCACCTTCTCGCGGGTCTGTTCCAAGCATCCACAATTCACAATTTTTTGTACGGATTTCAGCAACAGTTTTCTCCATGTTAGCCTTTCCGCAGATAATCAGCTTTTTCATATTAAGATAGTCAGATAAATAAAAACCCCTGCCGGAGGGGGCAGGGGCAAACATTACAACAATGGCAGTGTAAGTTTTATATCAAAAGCGGCATGCTTATGATTCACTACGATGATACAGTTCCAGTTGATGTCTTGTTTCCAACCTTAAGGCGAGTAAATGCTTCGCCGAGTGTTGGCATACCATCTGCAAGAGTATGACCGAGGTATCCGATCTGATTCTTGCCTGCAAACTTTTCAACAAGCAGCTGGATTTCAACGTTCTTCCAGTAAGCAAACTTGTAATATGTCTTGAAATCACCAAGAACAATTACATACTGGTTTGTAACAACCGCATTTGGAGCGAACTCGCTTTCGATTACTGGCATACCGAGAATTTTATCTGGTTCGCCATCACGCAAGCCAGGGCGCCACAAATACTGTCCGTCGTTATCCTTCAAGAGCATAATGCCCTTAAGAATGTCTGTGTGCATTACCCATACAGCGTTCTTGCGATATCCTGGGCGGAGGTTCATCTTCATCTTGATGAGGTCATCGGCACAGCAAGGCATGTTACTTGCCTTTGTATATGCTGAGCGGTCAGATGTAACATCGCGAGTTGTTGGAACTCCGTTTGCAGATGCAGTGAATACACCGAGAGGCTGTCCTGAACCTGTACCGGTAAGGATTCCCTTCTCGAATGCTGACATAAACTTGTAAGCAAGCTTTTCTCTTACAAGCTGGTCGATAGGAACAGCAGAAGTTGCAAGCATCTTCTTTGAAACTTTTACAAGTTTTACAAGGTCTGTAGGAATAAGCTCGCGCTTACCAAAAGCCCATGTTGAATCACCAGTGATTTCGTCATCTGGCACTTCATTTGACCATGAAGCATCAGAAGCATCTGCTGATTCATAAGGCAAACCAAGAGAACCGGCTCCGCTTACTGGAACCTTGTCAACGATCTTGTAAAGCTGTGTATCTTTTTCAACAGCAGCAATTACTTCTTTTGAGAACTCTTCAGGAGCGAGGGCGTAGCCGTTACCCTGAGAGCCGGATGTTCCGACGTTAAGGTCACGCTTTTCGCCCATAAGGAACTTGCGGAATTCTTCTTTTGCATCGTTTGTTGATGCGTCGCGGCCTTCGTCAGCTTCTGGCTTTGGAAGATCTGTTGCAAATCCAGCAAGAGCGGCCTGACGCTCTTCTGCCATAATCTGAGCTGAGAGTTCTCTCATCTCTTTTTCTTTTTCGTCGTAGAGTTTTTTCTCTTCGTCGGTGAAGTCTCTCTTTTCTGTGAGAAGCTTCTCGTTCATTTCGCGCATTTCAGCGATAAGCTGTGCGCGTCTAGCTTTCTTATCCATAAAGCTTAATCTCCTTAAATTAAGAATTACCGAGCAGTTCGAGCTCGCGCTTTCTTGCTTCGGCTTTCAAAACTGCCTGACGTTCTTCTTCCGCTTTCTTTTCAGCTTCCAGTCGCTCCGCCTGAAGCCTCTCGATCAATCCGTCTGAGTAGCTTCGTGCTGAAATAGAAGTGTGATCATCAGCTGGAATGCTGACAACCGAAACATCATACAGCTTTCTTATCTTGGTTATAGTGCGTAAAATTACGCGCTTTTCGCCCTCTGTAAACTCTTCTGTTTTGTCATCATCAACAACAAAACGGTAAGACATCTTTGTAAGATATCCGCCTTCGATTTCTTCGTGAATCTTGCGGCCTTCTTCTGTTCCGCCCAGGTATGCGTCTACCTTCAGGCCCTTCTGTTCGATTGTGAGCTTAAGGGTGCCGTTTGTCTGACGGGCAAAAACGCGGCCCTCATGGTTCAGATTAAAAATAACATCTGACATGTCACATTCATCGAAAGCATGTGAATCAACCTGTTCGCGGATTTCGTACTCTGTGCCGCCCCATTTTTCGCGGTAAAGAACGAAAGGCTGATTAAACATTGTGGAATAACCAGAAACGCGATATTCCGGCTTTTCCTTGTCATTCTGAACGGCACGCAGTTCCATGTTTCTGTACTGCTGACCGTTTTTTATTCTTTCAACCAGTTTTTCTACATCCATTTTGTTTATTCCTCCTTAATAGGGTCAGATGTGGTTTTGCCCGCGTCAGCGGGATTCTGTGCGGAAATCTTGTCGATTGTGGAAAGATTAACCGGCATAAAGTGCTGATCTCCCCATTTTTCATTTGTTTTCGGAAGGTTTTCACGCTCGAATATCTGATTCGGCGTGTAAACTCCGTTTGTAAGGCCTTTGGTATACATTTCCATGCGGCTTTTGTAGTCTGCACGGAGCATTGTATCTGTATCAAACTCGACATAGTGGTCGTTTGCAAACGGATAAGTAAGCAAGCGGTCGAGATACTGCTGCAAGCGCACAATCCAAGGGCTGAGCGTATGCTGCAGAAAGAAAGTGTTTGCCTGTTCCTGATTCGTGAATTTCGAGTCGTCTTTTCCAAGCATAAAAAGCGGAACGCGGTAGATTTTGGCAACCTCGCGCTCTGAATAAGTGCGGTTTTCTGCAAGCTGAGCATCTGAATTGCTGGCAAGGTCAAGCGCACTTGCTTTCATGCCGTTTGCAACAATAAACGGGTCGTTTGCGTGGTCTCTGCCGCCGTAAGCATCCAGAATACGCTCTTTAAGCTTCTGCGCATCCTCTTTGTCGAACTTCTTCTCAGTCTGTGGAACCTCAATCAAAAGCTTAGAATGAATTCCGCCATCAAAACTGTCGTTTGTGTATTCGTCCAGAGTCAAACCAAGCTTTGCAGCATGGAACGCATAAGCAAGCGGCGACACACCGCGGATGGTTCCGTATCTGTAAGCCGGAATATGAAGCACATAATCAGGGCGGTATTTATAAACCGCGCCCTGGTAACTGTATTCATAATAGACATCACCGTTATCGTCATAACAGATGCGCACCCGTTCTGGTGGTAATGGTGTCAAACTTTTTGCGGAACCGTCCGGATTTCTCGCAACAAAAATAAAAGCGTTACCGTCAAGCAGTAAATCTGTTGTGATTGTCTGCTTAAAAGTGAAAGGTGCGTCGTAAAAGTTCGGGCGTTTGCGCAAAAGATACGAAAGAGAAGGGCGGTCATCTCGCATGCGGCCTGAGTCTGTTTTCTTGTAAACATTGCATGTCATCTGTGCAATAGAATCTGCAATCAGCATGACACACGCAGAGACAGTTGTATTCCGCATGAGCTCACCGCGGCTCATGTTTGGATAAAACAACAGCGAGCCGGTCGGTCTTGAAACGTCCGGAAGCTGCTTATCTGTCTGTACTCCGCCGGATGCACGGCGGACTTCTAAACCTAGGATTTTCATATCAAAAGAGTCACATTATCTAAAATCAAAAATTAAAAGAGTCAGAATACCATATCATCAACGCTCACCGGCGCTTTTGCTTCGTCTGCAAGAGCCACTTCAAGGCGGTTGTTTGCCATAATTGAAGTGATAACACCATCAATGCGTTTGCTGGTTTTGTTTGTGTCCGGCTTAATCGGCTTAATATTTCCGTTTGCATCCGGCTTTACAGTCGCACAGCTTACCATCCAAGCCATGACCGGATTGTTATCTATGATAGTACCCTCGGCAATTGCCTGTTCCCATGCCTTTGAAGGCTCACTCATGCCGGTTATAGACTGCGAGAACTCAACACAGTCAAACTCTGACTGTAAATCCTGAATAAGATATTCTGCAAGGTTTCGGTCGTAGGCTATTTCCTGAATGTCGTACTTTTTCGCATCTTCAAGAATCTGTTTAAGCATAAAAGAAAAATCCTGAGTGTCTCCTGGTGTGGCTGTAATATAGCCCTGCTGTATCCATTGCCGGATTCTGTAAGAATCCTGTTTCATTTTTGCGTCAATCTGTCCTTCCGGAATGAAAAAATAATGCTTTGCATATCGCTTGCCCTTATCGAGAGCGAAATACCAGGTTAAAGCAGTAAAATCAAGGCGCTTTGAAAGGTCAATGCCTCCCCAGCATCGCAAACCTTCAAGATTATTCTCATTAAATCGCTTCTGACACTTAGCCCAGCGGCGATCATTTATCCATACTTCTGCAACGTTTAGCCATTCGTTCAGGTTCTTTGTTCTGAACGCTGTCTCTGCAGATGTAGAAAGGCATGCCTCTTTATAAGCTGAGCGCATAGCATCCATTTCAACCGAGACACCCAGATTCGGATTCGCTTTATACCAGTTTTTCTCGTTCTTCCAGTCGTCGCCTTTGTCAAGCTCGTAAATAATGGCAAAATACTCGTCATTTTCATAACCGGCCGCGCCGGAAAGCATCTTTTTGCATTTTTCGTATTCTTCAAAGCAAGGCGCGTTTCTGTTGTTTCCGGCCGTTGTGATGATAAACATTAACGGTTGAACGCGGGCCCTCATACCAGTGTCGATTACATCCAGAAGCTCTGTTGTTTTGTGTGCATGGTATTCATCAATAATTGCGCAAGATGGGTTGAGACCATCGAGGGTATTTGAATCTGATGCAAGCGGCTTCATTGTGCCGTCTGCACAAGTAAGAGAGTGGGCGAGCGGCTTAATGTACTTCTTCAAGTCAGGCGAATATTGAACGGTTTTCTTTGCATCATCAAAAACAATACGGGCCTGGTCTTTCTTTGTTGCTGCAGAATACACTTCCGCGCCTGGTTCTGTAAGAAGATCATAAAGCGAAACGCCTGCAGCTAGAAAAGATTTACCGTTTTTTCTTGCAACCTGAATATAAGCACGGCGGAAACGGCGCTTTCCGTTGTCTTTACGCCGCCATCCGTAAAGCATAGCAATAATAAACTGCTGCCATGGTTCCGGCTTAAGCTTCTGGCCCGCAAGTTTTCCCTTTGTATGCACAAGCTGCGAAAAGAAAATAATTGCAGCTTGTGCCCGTTTATGATTAAACTCATAAGGGAAAGCTCCGGATTCTGCCGCTTTCATGTCGGCTATATGGCGTTTAACCGCCAGCTTTACCATTTTACAAGTTGGAATTTTACTATTTGAGACCTGATTTATATATTGTAAGTAAGTAAACTTGTAAGCTGATGCCATTATTTATAAATCTAATCACAAATTAAAGTGATCTCATTCTGCATTTTACAGCCGGCAACCTTATCTTCAGTGCTGGCAATATGATAATAAGAATCATTTACATAAACAAAAACAATGGCGTCATCTTCAAGGCCTTCAAGCTCTTTTAACAATTCTTTTTTAGTCAATTTATCCATCCTCCTATATATCTTCCGGTTCTTAAATCTTTCTTCTGAATAAAAGTGTGGCAATTAAAATCCTGATCTAACCGGTAACACCTACCGATTATGCCATAATATTTTTTATATAACGGAGTAAAGACCGGCAGCTGTGCCATTGCCTCATACCGCCATTTCTCGCGCATCTTTTCTTCAGGCGTTTCCGGATACTCTAGATCAAGCTCTAACTGTTCACTCATCACTCTGCCATATTCCTTTTTCGGAGTCGTATTTTCTCAACAATTCACCGGCTACAGTTCCACCATCGACATAATGAACAGTAAACGGGAAAGCCCTAAAATAATCCGCTTCTGTCTCATAAACATCCTGACCGCATAAGTGATAGAAAATCAATGCGCTCTGCATCAGGATTTTATAAGCCTTGTTAACATCTCTTTTTGTCAGAATTTCTGTTATGACTTCATCAGATAAGCCTTCCTGAGCTTCAAGTTCATTTAATTGTTTAATCTTCTCCATTAGATTCTTCCTCCCATTTTGAATAATCGTATTCTTCATAGTGGGTGTGGTAGTATTCTGTATTAAAGATTTCTTTAAGGCTGAACTTTCTACCGACACGGCACTTTTTATCACGATGATAGAAAGGAACGCACCAGGTCACAAAATCGTTTGCAGTAACATACTCGCGGAGTCTTACCGCTTTATTCTTGAAGAAAGGATTCAGCCAGCACTTCACATCACCGAAAGTTGTGAGCTCGTCGACACCCTTCTGAGTAATATTGAAGTAATGACGGGCCGCAAGCTTTGCCATTGCACTGCCGAAACTCCATCCACGAATTACAACCTTAAAATCCGGATGACTTACAATCTCTTTCAAAAGTTCCTGAACTGGAATGTCCTCTGCAGATTTATATGCGCGAGCATAGCCGAGAGTAGTCCATGCGGTTTTATTACCAAGTTTTACCGGCCACGGAATGAATAAAAGATTGTTTACCCAGTCGTTCTGACTATCGCTTTCTTCAAACTGCAGCACGACTTCCTTCGGGCCGCAATCTGCAAAAACCTTAAAATCTATGTCATCGCCGACAACATCATAATCTTTATAATTTTTAATATAGCTGAACTTTTCCTGCTCTTTTGTCATTTTACTCTTCCACCTCGTCAAACAATTCAGGGCTCTTAAACCAGTCAGCCCCGTAACGCTTTACAATTACACTGAAATCTTTTACATCATAATCGCGCAGCTTGAATTCTCCCTCTTTTTCCTTTGGAGTGATTTTCAATAACTGCTGGAACAAAAGAATTCTTGTTCTTCTTACGTCAAAAAATGATGTATTCGGTGAGAATACCGTAATCATAAACTTTGCTTCTGTAGCCCATTTGAACTTTTCCGGAACTTCTTCGCAATCAGCATAAACCGGCATCCCGTCTTTCTTTTTGCACTTGTCACTTCTTAAACAGACAACTCCAACTTTTCCAGCTTTCAAATAAATCAATTCCGGCTCAACGCTTATCAAGTCATTAACGATAATTTCAAGCTGTTCGTCTCTTACAAAATCCTGTTCTTCCATTTTTCTATTCCTCCATATATTGCCCCGAAACAACAATTCTTAAAACTAAATCGCTGTCGGTTTTTACCTGTCTGATGTCTTTTGAAATCTCTTCCTGCTGAGTCTGCATTTCTGCAAGGCTTTGTTTTAAGCTGTCGTTATACCGCTGCATTACCGCCATATCGTGATACAATCCGGCAACAACAAAACCCGCCACTGACAAAACAAGAAGGTTAATCAAAATCAATATCACGAAAACATTATTTTTTATCACAGTTTATCCCGCCAAGCGTTTCGATAAACTTATCACAGACAGCAACACACTGAACCGCTTCTTCTGCAAGTGCGAGCGCTGCCTGTCTTGCCTGGTAAATATCTGTTGTATTCAGAATATTGACCTTCAAGCCTTCCCAGATCGTTTTGAAATGAGACTCGAAAAGCTCTAAACTTTCTGCCGCTTCTTCTTTTTCTTCCTTCAGGATTACATAAGCTTCATGGCCGGAGTTATAAACCGCGCCGTGATCCTTTACAATGTTCTGAAGCTCATAGCAAACCGCCTGTTTTATTGCCTCCGCCGCTTTTTCTGCTATCATATTTCCTCCTTTATTTGAAATAAGTAACTCTGCAGGTGTCTTTTTCAAATGTTTCTTTTGAGATTGTAATCATTCCGGCTTCGCATAGTTCGTAACCGTTTTCACATGGATCAAACACCATCCCAGTAAAATACTTTTCTTCATCATTCGGATTTACATAGCCGAGCCATCTTTCACCCTTTACAGTGTAAGGCTTTCCATCCAGCTCGATTTCGTAATCCTTTACCTCTGCACTCGCAAACATAATTCCTCCCACGTAAAATATGACTTTTTAGCCATTTCCCATTAAATCCTTTAAGAAGTCGCTGCCTTCTTTTTCCTTTGGTTTTACCCTCATTCTTGTTCGGGCCTCTGGCGTAACCCCGAATTTCATCATTATTTTATGAAACCGATTCATCTGCTGAGTATAAACATCGAGCAGATTCATCTGCGTAGTTTTATTCAGGTTCCGCAGATATTCGCCATAACTATCGTAACCGTTTACTTTTTCAAGACAGTCCTGAGCGATGTCATAAGAAGTAAACGCATCTTTCAAAATCACTGCATCCAAAACCGAAACCAGTCCTGCATTAAGCATGGCCGGAACCATTTCTTCCCACTTCTCAGCTGCACGCTTTGACAAGCTGATAGGGGCGGGGAGCGTATCAAGCGGCTCTATTGTTATACCGCGCCCGTCATGCCTGGAAGGCTTGTATGTTCCATTCGCAATATGTTCTTCTGTACTCTTTGGAGTTCTACCCATTTAATCAATCCCCAGCATTTCATTTATTACCTTATCCGGCACACCGTTTTTATATTTTTCTCTCAACTCTGAAAGTCGTTCTTTACTGTTTGTGTATCTCTTCCCAGAAAATCTGCTGTTTCCATGGTTCCGTGTTTTTGTGTAAACACCCCGATACAAATCTCTGTACTGTTCCGCGCCTATTCGTTCCCTAAGTTCAAACAAATCAGGATCACAACACTTTCGGCCCATAATTTTGTACCCCTACCGTTTTTTTTCGCACGCGCACACAAAAAAG